CAAATACTTCAAAACATGGATCATCCTCTGGCATCTTTCTACCATTAGTTGCATGTAACACTACATCCAATACATTCATTTGTTTAAACATAGTGGTAATAGGCAAAACTCCTATTTCACCTGATCCATACAAATCATTACATATCAATCCAGCAGCCATAGATTGTTCATAAATTTTATCATCTACTAATTGATCTATAGATTCTTCTAACAAATCAATCACAACTATAGGATCTCTTTTCTCATCTCTAGGAACAGCACACTCTGTACCAAAAATAGGAAGTGTCTTCATAGTAAGTCCTCTAAGATCACCACCTTTATTATAATGTCTTATCTCATTTCTAAGAAAATCTCCACATGGTTCTGACTCTTTAAAATTTGTACCTAAATGCAAACCAATACCAAGTTTTTTCTGATGATCTTCAACTTCTTTTAATGCTTCTTTTAATTCGTCAAGTTTACATTCCCATCCACCATACCAACCAGATAAGGAACCCTCTGGAGTAAGAAGATGATCAACCTCATTCTCCTTAGCCCAATCCATTGCTTGCAATATCTCTCGTTTATTTGATTGTATATCAGTTCCTACAGGTAATTGAGCACCTGCCAATCTAATTATTTTACTCATGATTCCCAATGTCTAATAAGAAGTTCCAATTCTGCTATCCTGTTTTTTGCAACAGATATTTTTTCTTGAATGCTTGCACTCGTTTTTTGGCTGCTCTCAACGCTTGAGGTTTCAGAGTCCTCTTGGGTTCCTTGTTGCTGTTGTGCTGCCAATTCGGGGTTGTCATAGGTCATACTCTTTATGCAGTTTAATAAACTCATCATCAGTGACTTCGACCTTAATGTCACTTTCTATTGGATCCCATGATTTGCAGTCTACCTGCTCTTCATCGATCCAACATGTAACCTCATCAGACTCTTGCGACTTTGATTTCTTCATAGTGAATGTCTTCGGGTTCTAGTACAGTTTTGCAAAACTCTACTACATTTATAAACTCTTGTGGGCTGTCACATTCTACAAGTTTCTCGTCACCATCAGATGAGACACAGAGGACTGTCCTCCTGCCCATGTTGATGACCACCCTCATAATCCACTCGTCTTCCTTACCCATAGAATGATGTAACCATATGTGGTTATTGTAGCATGAGAGGATCATAGGGTCAACCCTAACACTTCAATTATATATCATAGTAAAAATACTGACGACCATATCTAGGAACTTTTACGACATATTCACCTAAAGAATTAACAACTCCGCTAGGTGATGAGGTCTTACATTTATCAAGTTCATCCTCATCTCCCTGCCATCCCCAATAAGTACACGAATCAACCACAAATATAGTAGATTTGACTTTAAGAGAACACATTCTAATATGTGCTTCATGATATTGCTCAAAAACATCTCTATTTTTATAATTATCATCATCTGGATCAGGATAATGATTTTCACATATTTTATAACCATTTGTAGGATGAAATATAATATCAACACCTAATTTTTTAAGTTCACTAGTTAAAGGTGTAATTCTTCTAATTTTCTTTTCACCCTCTTCTCCAACTATATCATTGCATATCATACCAACTGCTTTTAATTCAGTAAATGGTAACACGAATGATTCTAATGATTCTAATGATCCTACACAATTACCATCTGTCTGCCCACAATATATCTTATTAGTTACTGCATATATCTTACCATCCTTATCATAATATCTAATTTGATTTCTTTTAATATAACCAGTGGGTTCCGCATCTAAAAAACATGTCCCTAAATTTAAAGCAACCCCAGATTGTTTTTGATAATCTTCAACTTCTTTTAAAACACTATTCAATTCCCCTATATTGTCTTCCCAACTACCATTATATCCAGATAAAGAACCTTCTGGAGTGGTTAGCACATCAACTTTATTTTCCTTAGCCCAATCAATTGCTTTAAAAATTTCCTTTTTATTTCCTTCTAAATTTGATCCAAAAATAGGGATTTGAGCACCCCCTAATCTACATGGTGTAATATTTTTCATACATTATATATGATACCAGAACGATAAAGCAAATCGTTCAGAACCCTCTACCCTATTAACATAATGCAAATTCTCTGCATTTTTGAATACAAATAACTTTCCTGGCCTTGGTTCTACCACTCTATCCTGAAAAATTAGATTACCACCAGTGAAACCATCATTAAGATATAGCATTGCTGCTATAATATTTGCCTTGTGTATATTATTGTTATCAACATGTGGTTTCATAAATGTACCAACTGGCCATCTTACTATACCAGCATAGTCTAATTCACAATCAACAAAGGTCTTACATTTATTATTAACTGCTGTTACTACTGGATCATCTGATGCTGGTGCTACACTGTCTACATTATTTCCAAAATAGATTGCACCATGATCCTTCCACTCTACCTCAGTAGAATAAGTATCATTACGACTGACATCTGCTTTCTTATTTGTATTGGCATAGTCTATCAATCTCTGACATTCACTAGCAGAGATGAAGTCCTCTTCAGTGTATGGTAGACTCATTTTGTATTAGTATTAGGAGGACCAGCAAAGTCTGGGTGATCGTATCTACGATTCACAAAATCATCAGTATAATGATTTGGATCAGGATAATCTTTCCAACTCTCACCCTCATACTCAGTGATTAGTGGGTTAACATCCTTTCTCTCACCATATACATGGTAGAAACAATCAATTGGTTTATCATCTGGATCTTTAACTATAACATATTCATTTGTGAACTCTACCACATTGAGATGGAAATGTCTATCCCCAATAGGTTGTAGCTGTACTGTAATACTATCTTCAGCAACCAAATCCTTCCAATAATATGGCAATTCAATCTTATTAGAATCCCTTAATCTACCTCTATGATATACTGCTACCTCTGGTCCCTCAATACAGGCATAGCGAAGTCTCCATCCTTTCTTAGTAGGATGTGATATATCAAATGGTTTTGGTGAACCATCTGCTGCATCAAATCTATCAGATAAATCACCTATGTTACCATGATCGAAGAATGCGTTACCACCTACCTGTAGAGGATATGAACTAGTACCTTTAATAAAACAATCACCCATTATATCTGTACTCTTGCAGACATATAACTCTTCTTCTATCTGAGTCTGCTGGAATGTTGAAATACCTGGTCTAACTAGAAGATTACCAGTATAGATTCTAACATCACCATTAGTAATCTCTATGTCAGTAGGACGGGAAGGTATTCCCTGCACATCAATAAATCCTGAACATATAACAGGATCTTCAAAATAATTTGTGTCGTCACCAATTTTATATGGTTTGTTTGCTATATCTTCCTTAGCGTCACAATTAAAATTGGTTGGATTTGATTCAGAAGCTGACATAGTTATCTAAGTTTAAATTTCTTAGCAATATTCTTAAGATCACCTATAATTTCTTCGCCTTCAAGAAGTCTCTTTTCAAAATCTACATCATCAATAGCACTATCAATCTTCTTCAATATATTAGGTGTATTAGATGCTGTTAAGAAATCAGTTTTTAATTGCTCCATGTACATGGCAGTAGAATTAGCAATACCTTTAATTTTTTGCTCATCTGGTATATCTGGATGAGTTGGTACACTATCACCAGCCAATGCTGCTAACTTATCACTAGAGAAATTACCAATAGTAGCAGCAGCACCCTTAGCAACAGATCCAGTACCAATCATCTTAGTAAGACCTGTAAGAGCATTACCACCTGGTTTAACACCCAGAGCATTTGCTGCACCTGCTGTTAAAGTCTCAATATTACCAGTTAATACTTTATTACCAATACCTTGAATAGTATCCATTGCACCACCAACACCAGGTAATTGCCCACCAAGATAATTCTTAGCAGCATTTGCTATTGTTTCTGACCCAGGCACACCAGCAACACCACTAAGACCTAAAGCAGACTGTACTGGATTATTAAGAGCATCTAATCCACCCTTTAATTGTCCAACAAGATCACCAGCTCCAGAATTATTTAATACATCTCCCAAATTATCTCCAAGTTTTCCTGACAATAGATTAGATGCTTTCTGTAATGGTCCAATCAATTTAGATGAAGATTCTTTTATAGTTTCTTCAATAGCATCAATAGCACCAGTTTGATCACTAATACCTAAATCTTCAAGACTAAATCCAAATCCTTTTAATGCTCCACCAGCAACACCATCAAAACCACCTGGTGCTGCACCTGGTTTAGTGTTCTGAGATTTAGGATCGAATATCTTTGCTAATGTACTATCAGGTATAAGACTGTTCTTGGCTACTTTAGCACCATAAGATTCGGGAACCATATTCCCTCTCTTTGCTTGAACCTGTGCAGTATTTGCTTTAACATAAAAACGACCTACACCAGGATGCATATTAATATTTCTACCAGCATTAAAATCAATATCCCTATCAGCAGTGAACATAAAGTCCTTTGCTTCCATCCTTATCCTACCTCTAGGAGCAACTATAACAATATCACCTGTAGCTGCACATATTCTAATATCAATAGAATTGGGATCATTCTTATCACCAGCATTAATTTCAACAGACTTATCACATGCTACTCTACCAAGACCTGATCCATGACCATGTGCTATTAAAAATACCTCACCCTTATCATTAGATGAATATATTTTAGTAGGTTCAGGACCATCTCTACCAACTCTAGGGCTGCCAGTTTCTATACGAAAATGACCTCCTCGTGAATCTATAACTCTTCTTGCCCAAGTGGATTCTGCTGCCATATTATTAACCAGAACAATCGATAACTGTAATAACTCCTTGCTGAGCTGCAGGTGGTATTTCACCAAACACAGGTCTAAGGACTGCACCCTGTCCAGATTTGGAAAGAATTTTAATCACTGGTGGGACGCTGTACTTAAGGATATTTAGAACCCTTACAGCCTCGATTCCTCCTGTGTCTGGATTAACTACAAGATCAAATACAGGTCTATCAGTAAGATTTTGTAACTGAACCCTCTCACCTGTTGGAACTAATTTAGTATATGGATCAGCAACTAATGTTGGATCATAATCTGGATCATCTGGGTCTGGAGTTGTTGTTATAGGTGTACCAATTCCAGTCTCAGTATCAGGGAATCCTGTTGGGAATGTAGTAATATAAATGCTCTCATCAATAGTATCACCTGGAACATACCCAGTACCAGGATCCTCTACAAACACAGTAGTTACTCCAACATTTACTGGAGGATCTTCAACAACTGGATATCCTTCACCCACAGTGTCAACAACAATAGCACCTATTGTACCTTCGGGAGTAAGTACAGCATGACCATGAGCACCATATCCAACTCCACATTTATCAGCAAATCTAATAGCAGGAGGAGATTTATAATTAGCACCAGGTACTTTTATATCTACACCAATAATACCTGCAGTTCTACTAACACCTTCTGCAATACCACCTAAACCAGAGTTTTCAATAACCTTACCCAACACAACTTTTCCAATAGCACCAAATCCTCCTCCACCAAATATCTCTACTTGAGGATTACCACAATTCTTCTTACCACCTGTACATGATCCACCACCACTTAACTCATCAATTAATCCAGATACTCTATTAAAACCACCTAAAGTCTTACTTATACCAGGAGGTACAAGATTACCAAACTTACTCATAACAGCACCCTTAACCAAACTGGTAGGATCTGATATAGCACCAGCAATATTCTGAATACCACCAAGAGCACCCTGTATACCACTTGTTACATCACCTAAACCACCAGCTAAACCAGTCAATCCACTAGCTAATCCACCAAATCCACCTTTAGAACTCTTCTGTAATTGACCTGAAATATAATTAAATGGATCAGCACCCTTCTCCATTGGTCCACCAGCAATTTCAAACTTCTTAATTGGTGGACACTTATCTTTATTGGTCTGACCACAATCTAAGAATCCAGAGAAATCTTCTAATACAAATGCAGAACTTCTCAAGAAATCAGCAATATCAATACCTGGAGATAATATATCACTTAATCCACTTAAAGGAGATTTCAATCCGTCTGAAATCCCATTAACCATATTACCTAAAAACTTACTAATAAAATTAGCAGACACACAACCTGCCATTCCAAGACCTGAAGCAAGAAGGTCTTTTAACATATCAGAAACAGTACCTCTCAATCCTTCTACTACTTTATTACCAACGCATGATAAAGCATTCTCTGCATTCTTTATAGCAGGTAATTGTGAAACTTGTGAAGCAACACCAGCAGCATGTGCTGAAGCATATGACTGTGGTGAATTACCCATCTGAGAAAATACCTTACCAAAAGTATCCTCATATATCTTATCTAATCCTTTTTGTAATTGTGGTTCAAGAAAATCATAAGTTGAATCCATCATACGACCAACAAATCCATTAGCCATTGACTCTACTTGATCAGCAACAGCATCAATCTCTGCCTCAAGTTTCATACCAGTCAAAGATAGATCTTCAACTCTCTGTGCAAGATCCTCAATTGCCTGTGCCATTCTAGACACAGAGTTAGTAGTACAAGTATCTGGAGCAACTACAGGTCTACCAGCACCTGACTGATCTACATTCTTACCTTTTGTAGCACTGGAATTAGTAGGATTTACCTTTATACCTGCTTGTTCTAAAGATTGATCTACTTTACCAGTATCATCACTAATTTCCGTCTTTGGATTTATTGGTGTATTCTCTGTAAATCCTGTATATGGTACAAAAGGTTCAGTATAATCGTCACCCCCTTCAGCAGCATTTTCAGTGGTTGTTCTTCCAAAATGACCTATAATAGCAGGAACCTGTCCTTCATCACCATCTAAGAAAAATCCAAATACAACATCACCCTGCTGCAACATTGTGGAGGTTGCATAGTTAGCACCTCCACTACCAGATGTTGTAGGTAATAAAGCAAGAGCCCAAGGTAAATCTTCATTCTCCAAATCTTCCGTAAAAGGATGATATCCCATAATACGGACTTTATATCTATTACAAAATCCTTCACCTTGATCATCAGTCTGATCAGCCTGAACTTCCCTAGGGGCAACTTGACCGATCCACCAACGGAATCCGTCTCTACCTAAAAATCTACTTTTATTAAACAGTGACTCTTCTAAACTCATTAGTCGTCATACACTCTACATTCCAGCGAATCTGGGTGATTATCACAATAAACTTCTAAATGCTTATCTTCATGACGAGTATGCCAGTCATTAATCTTAGCATCACCAGGATTGTCCTCATCCTCTTCATGAGCATGAAATGCATCGTTGTGCATCTTAAGATCATCTTCAGTATATTCAATCATACCATGATTTACATGTTCTTTATGATCCTTAGGGTCAATGTAAGATTCATGATTTAAATCGTGTTCTGGTACTTTAGTAGTCATAATTACTTTCCTTTTTGGTATCCAGAGGTATCTCTAATAATCTTCATAGCTGTATAAGATCTATTCAGATCAAAGTAATGAGTTAACTCCTTGATAATATATAGCCCGCTTTGATTGGAGTCATAGTCATCTTTTTCAGCAACTTGAGGAAACTGACACTCTATAACATCACCAGCACAGAGTTCAGTATTACAAGGAACTGTTATTCTAAGTATTTGTGTGAATATGGAATTATATCTTGAGATAGTTTGTGATACATCATTCATCTCATCCATATTAACATCTGCTTTTGCTTCATTACCTTCAACCTTTTCTTCTAGAGTACCTACACTATAAATTCCCGAAACGATCCTGTGTGCCATTTCTGGCTTGGGAATTTTTTTCGGGTCTACATCATCTGGAATTTCGTTTTTGTCTGCCCCTAGAGTTTCTTGTTCATTGTCACCTTGCGGTATAAAAATAGATTCTTCTGGTGAAGTAAATTTATGTGTGTTTGGATTAAAATATATTCTATAGGTAGAATACTCTCCAGACATTTGAGCACCCATCAAGTTATTGTTTTTAACCATCTCATATACTAAAATTTTCTTATGAGATTTTTCAGGATCTACAAAAGGTTTATTTTCTCTATTATAAAAATAAACATTTTTGTTAACTTTCTTTTGTTTACATATATTCTCAATAGATCTAAATCTCATTCCCTTTCTAGTTTGCCATAAAAAGAATCCAGCACTACCACTCCCTAATCCTTCAGGAATTGCTCTAGAAGCTAAGAGAGGTACAATAGTAAGTGGTTTTCTCATATTACCAATAAAATTATAAGTATTTGCAGTTTTCTCAAGTTCACCATCAATATCTTCACACTCAATCATATCCAAGAAATCTTTAATGATTTCACTAATTTTCTTTGCTTTATATTTTTTAAGAACTCTCTTATTTAAATTAGTAATACCTTCCTTTGAAACTAAACTCAATGTAAATGATTCCATCTGCTTCTCTTGTATATAATCACTTATTCCATTAACATATAAAGTAAGTTTAAATACACCTTCCTTTTTCCTATGCTGTTCTATAGGAGTAGTGAAATGTATTTCTACTTTTTCACCACCTTTAAGAGGAAGTCCATAATATATCCCCTTCCCTTTGAGGACATTTAAAGAACTAGTAACAAAAACTTTAGCAGTTATTGTTGGAGAGAAAAGATTCTCCCAGTATTGAAGACTACTGCCTGGTTTTATATCAACATCATCGGTTTCGTCAAGATTCCAAATTGTTAATTTTTCAAACTTAGTTGCCTGAGTTGGTGTAGCTTGTGACATATCTTAGGATTTTATTAAATTCATGTATTTTTCAAGATCTCTAATAGATTTAGCAGCATCCCTTTCTAAATCTCTAGTACCCTTCATAGTATCAAAAGTTTTTTGGTTATGAGGAGTAATTACTAATTTTTCTCCAGGAAGCTCTATTACTATTGTTTTATATTGTTTTTCCAAATTATTAGTATCAATCTTAATAGGAGTAACAGAATTTAAAGTACCAGTAAAAGGTTTAACTCCTGCACCATGTAACCCAGATCTCTTTAAAATGTCTCTGATATCTTTACTAAATTGCTCTTCACCCTTTCTATCATCACTATATCCCAAGTTCTGAGCATTAGGGTAAAAAGGAATATCAAATGCTTGATTGCTATAATGATATGAACCCTTAGCATGTGTACCATCATTAATAGATCCAACAGTAAATCCTTTCTGTTGAAATAAATTCATTGCCTTATCTCTTAAGGCAGTAGAAGAAAAAGCTATATGATCATGATAATTAGCACCACCATGATCTTCTCTATAATTTGAATGACTTCTATCTCCAGTTATATATTCCACAACACCTCCAGTAGAATTTACATCCTTTAAATTACCATCAACACCATCACCACTACCCATTAGTTTACTTGGATCTACTGTTTCTCCACTATTTTGACTTTCAAATTGAGAGAAAGCATTACCCAACTGTTTTGAGGTTACTGTAATATCATCGTCTTGCTCAAGACCAGCAGCCTCCATTCTATCCGAATCAATTAAAAGAGGGATTCCATCAAAGAGTTTACCCATCTCAAAAGATGCTCTCATTGATTCATTTGAAATCATATCAGCATTAATTCCTGCTGACATTAACAAAGCTAATACCATTTTATCTTGATTCTCCTTACTAAATGTATCTTTATTTAAATCGAGACCTGCTAACTGTGCTCCCTTTGTTATCTGATCTGCTGATAATCCATACCTACCATACTCACCAGTGTTACCTAGTAAACCAGTTGCTGATTGGACATCAGCAAGAGTCATGCCAAGTATTTCTTCATTATGATCTTGTTTACCAACAGCACCATAAGCATTCTCACCATGAACACCAGTCTCTGATGTACCTATTATATCTAATATTGGCCTATAGTCAACACCTGATTCTTCATGAATTCCAGCTTTACTAGCTAGACTCAAATTCTCCTGTTTTTCACCAACTATTAATTCATCACCATAATTTTTCTTTACTTCTGACTGTAATTTTTTAAATGTACTATCGTCTTTCTGAAACTCATTAATAGCTGTCTTAGTTGCATCAAGATCCTTTTCCCAATCAGATTTAGTTTTGTCTATAGCTGCAGCCATTTCCTCATACTCTTTCTTTATCCTACCAGATGCATCAGTAAAATCAAGTTCTTTAGCATTCTCAATAAAAGCTTTAGCAACATCAGCAGTTTCTTTTGCTACCGTAGCAATATTACTAATTAAATTTGTTACAAATGTCCACCCATGTTTAACAACCTCTATTGCTGCCACCATTTTCCTTACAAGTTTTGGTAACTTATCAAGAAGAAACCCAACAAGAAGAGCACCAACTGCATCCCTAATTCTCTCCCACATGCTTCTACTAGTATTTTTAATTGCATCACCAACTTTTGTAGGTGGTTTACTCTGTTCTAAAGCTTTTTCTTTATCAGATTTTTTCTTAGCATTTAATAATCTAGATGCTGCAAGTTTTTTCTTTGCTTGAATCTTAGCAGACCTAACTTTTTTATCTGCTAAAGATTTTTTAACACCATTAGTAGTCTCTTGGATAGCTGATAATCCAACAGAAAATACTTGAAATGCTTCCTTAGTAGGTACTAAATCCATTAGTCAACTCCATACTCTGTTGTGTAATATGTACCCAATCCATCTTCCAAATTTATAGTCCACAAACTTGGAACTTCACTCAAATTACCAGTATACAAATCAGTAGTATTAAACTTTTGATCAAAATTTGGTGGATAAACAAATTCAAATTTAGGCATATTATCCAAATCAAATGCACCATAATTAAAACTACTCAAATCACTATTACTAGTAATAGAAGAGGTTGATCCTGGAGTATATGGAGTGAAACCAGTCTCCACACCTTCTGGAAGATAAGTAGTATGTTGATTTATATCTTCCATTGCCTTGACCCAATTATCCAAATTATCTAAACCAACATTTATTTTATCTCCACCAAAATCAAAAACACTACTGAGAATCAAAGGTTTGTTTTGATTAATCCACATCTCATTATCATGAACAGATAAAGGTCTATCCATCCATCCTGCTGTAAATCCCCTTTTATTATTAATAATACCACCAGTTTGTTCACTAAAATAATCTGCTGTACCAAATCTAGTCAAAATCTCTAGCATTTTCTTCCTATCACCACCAGCTTCCATAAGTTCCTTGGCAGCTTTAGGATCTAAACCTAATTCTTTTGCTGCAAGATCATATGTTGCCATCATAAAAGGTCTAACAGTTTTCTCATCAGCATGACCTTCTAGTGTTACAATAGTATTGTTAGTTTGATCTAATAAAACTTTTAAACTTGCTAATTCTGTAGTTAACTTACTAGCCTCTTCTGGTTTAGCAGTTTTAAGTTTAGTTGATATCTCTTTTATCCTATCATTAATCTGAACCCATTTACTAAGTTCTTGATAATATCTTGCAATATAAGCAACTGAAGGGTATCCTACTAGTCCTTCCTTAATAGCCATATGTAGTGTTGCTTCTTCTTTGCTAATTACTCCTTGTGCTATCATTTCAGGAAATTCTTTCCACTGTGCATCATTAAATAACATTCCATCAATCTCAACAAAATTTCTTACTTTATTATCTAATGCAAAAAATCTTGCTAAAGCATCCGTTGAACCAGTAGGATTTGCAATACCAAGATTAATATTAGTCTCTTGAGAACCAGTTGGATCGATACCTGTACCTTCATGTAAAGAAATATCTCTTTGAATTAATGCTTCTCTTGCTGCTTCATTTTCTCCACTTATCTTTCTTATAAGAGTTTTTTCTGTCTCACTTACTGGTCCACTAAGTTCTCTCTGAATTAATAATTGTTCTAATTTTTGCCTATCATTTTTTTTCATCTCTCTATTTCTAGCCCATACTGCAATCGCAGTAATAACAGCACCAATAGCTAACCAAGCAACAGGATTACCAAGCAAACTAAGTACAGATGATAGACCACCTCCACCTGTTATTGCACCCATCAATCCACCCATAGCAGTACTCAATAGTACTGTACCCACTTGTTGTGCTACAAAAACTCCAGCAAGAATACCAAGACCTGCTTTAATTTGACCAGCAGCTTCTTTTAGTTTCTCATTATCACCATCTTTCCATCCCTCATATAAATCACCAAACTTATCAATAAACCACCCACCAACAAGAGCACCTAATGCATCAAAGAATCTTTGGAATACACTCTTAACTCCGTCAGTTGCTTTTTCAACTGGTTTCATAAGAGTCTTCTTTGCATCTAGTTCAAGAAAACTCTCTGCTCTTTCTTTCTTTTGAAGATCTAATTTATCTTTATCTGCTTTGGCTTGATCCCTAGCTTGCTGTTTTTCTAAGTCAGTATCTGCAACTATTGCTTCTTGTATATTAATTAAATTTCTATTAATACTAAGGATAGATTCATTAATACCCTTAAACATATCTTGAGTGATACCACCCTTTTCTATTCTATCTACTCTTTTCTCTAAAACATTAATTCGGCCAGCAGAATCCTTAGCAACACCTGCAGTGCCAGATAATTCTTTAGATGTTGCTAGTCCTAAAAAAGCCATTACTGCTTCTGCTGTGCTTTGAGATTTTCCTCCTCAATATATTGTTTCAGTAATGTAATGTATATTTCCCGTTCCCACGGGATCATATTTTCAATATCACTTAATGAGTATTTATGATGCTGCATCAAGGCAAAATTCGTTTTATAATACGAAATAAGATCCTCATGCAACATCGCTAGTTGAAAAAAGCTGCTAAACCCTCCAACGGAATTTCACATTCATTTTTAGTCTTAGGATTTGTAACCTTAATTGTATGAGTCAACTTAGGCATAGTTGTAAAGAATTTTTCAATCTCTTTAAATTTCTTAGATCCTAACTGTTCTAAGAACTCCTTCATTTCCTTTTGGTTATAATCTGCAGTAGTCCAAGTTTCCTCTTCACTATAGATTGTATCTACACAATCTGCAATCATATCAAATGATTGATCAAACCCAACATCTTTTAAACTAAAATTCTCTTTAATAAACTGATCTAATGAAGGATACTTCATCCTTAATGTCAATGTATCATCTAATTTAATATCTTTACTATGGTTAGGATCATTAACTACTTTAATATCATCAAGAGCAACAGTAACTGGAACTTGTGTCTCACCATCATCAGGACAAGTAACTTTAATATCTACAGTCTCACCAACAGACTTACCCCTAACATTAAGAAATAGATATTCAATATCAAATGTAGATAATTTATCGACCTTAAAACCTCTAGTAATAATACAATTACTTAGAACTTGTTTGATTGCATTTGCAATATCCTTAAGATCATTACTTTCCATAGCAATGACAAGAATCTTTTCTTCTTTAACTAGAAAGGGTCTATATTTAATTTTCTTTCCAGACGAAGGGATCACCAACTCATAATTTGGTGCAGTAATCTTAGGTAGTGGCATCAGTTTTTCCTTTTATTATACCACATATGTAAGCCAATGTGGATTTGAATGCGTTGCCGTCTAACTCATCAAACATAAACATATTCAAACGAAATGCATAGTTTGCCTCAGAGACAATAGCAGATACTTGTGATTCTGTCACAGGCAGTGTATTTAGTGTAGCACGATAATTATTTTTAAACTCCTTCTTATCCTCTATATCAAACTCATAGAAGTCTAACCCACCATCATCTAACTTAAGAGAGTTCTTAGCAATATTTCTAAGGATCTGACCCCCAGAGAGATCACCCAGATATCTAGTATAATGATGACCCACAAGAAGTTCAGTCTCGTCATGTGCTACTTCACGGATACGGTTAATATACTGTTGACATGCTTCAGTAGGATAAATGGTCTTTGCCCAATCCTTTCCATAAAAATACTCGCAATCTTTTGCTAGTCTACGATGTCTATAAAGTTCCTTTATATTTAATGGTCCCACAACAGGATCATCTTTTAATCGAAGTACTTCTACCTCCATCGCTTGATAGATGAAGTAGTAGTTAGCAACAAGTTGTCTATAACCCTTTTTACTTACTACTCCACGAAGAAATGATGAGACAAATTTTGTGTTCTCCGCAGCAGAATGAGATTGTTTAGTCCCTTCTTTAAGTTGTTTCGCTAATTCCATATTTAAATGTCAGTGTTTTATTTAGCCGCCTCTATTAGGGTTATCTGGATCATCATAATCCAATTCAAATAAATCAGGATTATCTGTTGGATTAATTGTTGATGAAGAACCATCATTTAAAGTTTTTACTTCTCCATTATTACTTATTTTATTCTCATTACCTAATACAGATGGTAAACTAATTCTAGGATGAGCTATATTCTCACTTTTACGATTAAGAGAACTGATAGCACCAAAATAATATCTATCAAAAGCAAATGTTACCTGCACCTCTAACACCTGTGCCTCTGCATATGAGACAGGCATAGATGATACATTAATTGGAAATGCATTAAGGAAAGTATATTCAACATTCCTAAAGTGATCTTTATTAAATTTCTGTATTCTTATAGTATCCACTTTATAATCTTTTGGATATTTCATTCTATGATAATAATTTACATTATGTCTCGCATTTCCTGAATCATTATCAGACCCAGATGCTATAAAATCATGCCACAACTCAAAAAATTCTAAACTTCTATAATCACTATCAACATAGAATGTCATAGTAGTATCAGTAAATATTCTAGTATGAGCCATCTTCTCTATCACTCCCATTCTATTACCTTCAATCTGTGCTGTCGCAAAAGAAGTTGCAGGTAACTCTGCACTATTACACAACAAACCAAGATCTCTACCAATAAAATAATTAGTTAATCTGGGTTGTCTATTAGTCATATGAGTCCTAAGACCCTGCAATCTTCCAAACCCACTGAAGAATACTTCATAATGGTTAGTAGTAGCAACCTTTTGAAATAGACTGCGAATCTGTTCAGTTTTCTTTACTCTTGGATAGACTGGCACAATAAATACCTAAAGGGATCTTTACGACATATGGCTCGTTCAGGAAGATACAGACCTTCTAATATAAAAAAGTATAGAGGGGACTATCGTAACATTATTTATCGCAGTTCCTGGGAAAGAGTGTTTATGTCCTATTGTGATAAGAATGAAAATGTAATAGAATGGGGAAGTGAAGAGGTTATAATACCCTACAGATCACCACTTGACGGTGGATTACATAGATATTTTCCTGACTTTTATGTTAAAGTAAGAGATAAAACAGGAATACCTAAGAAGTATATTATTGAAATTAAACCTAAAAGACAATGCACTGAACCAAAGATTCAGAAGACTAAAAATAGAAAGTATGTAAGAGAAGTAATGGAGTATGCTAAGAACCAAGCAAAATGGGATGCAGCAAAAGAATTTTGTAAGGACAGAATGATGGAGTTTAAAATACTAACGGAGGATAATCTAGGTGTCTAGACTACAGCCAATTGTAGATGACTTTATTGGGACAGAAGATCCTGAAGATACGATGCTGGAAGTTTTAGATGCTTTGCAAGATACTAAAGTTATCCTACCAGAGGAAGGTGGGTTCTATACCTTTGTATATCTACCAAAGACTCCTATGATTGAATATGACGAATTTCCTTTAATAGCATGTATGGAATTAAAACAGTGGGGTATTAGAGGATTCAGTTATCATTGGAATAAAATGAGAAATTATACATGGAATGAAGTAATCGGAGAGTTCCATGAACTGTCAGTTGCTGAACTAGAACATGCTAGATCACTGTCATATGCGAAATTCAAGCTAAATACATAAAAAGAGTCTATAAATGACTTTAACTAAAGGGGTTGACGCACAATTAAGATATCCGTATGATCTTCATATGAGAGGATCAGACTACTTTTTAATTGAAATATTAGAATATAAAGCACATTCAGGTGGATTTGATAGTGAATTTAAAGATTCTAAAAGTGATAACTTTGATTCATCAACCTTATTTAAAGATGGAAATTATGCCAATGCAATGGCTACAGCAAGTGACAAATATGGTAATCAAAAGGCTGTACATTCTATTATATTACCAATACCACAAGATATACAAGATAATAATGGAGTAAATTGGGGTGAAGATAGATTAAATGATTTTGCAGGAATGGCTGCAGAATTTGGTAAAGATATAATACAAGGAAATGTAGATGAAATACCAGAAAAAATTGCTAAGGCTGGTGATGGAGCTAAGAATAGAGGAACTCAAGCTATTAATTACATGAAGACAATAGCAACAGCACAGTTTGCTAATGTACTTAATGCTAATGTAACTGCTAGTGGATTGCTCTCAAGGACTACAGGACAGATAGTCAATCAGAATGTAGAAGTACTATTTAATGGTGTACAACTTAGAAGTTTTAATTTTAATTGGAATTTATCCCCAAGAACTTCAACCGAAGCAAAAGAAGTTAGAAAGATAATAAGACTACTAAAAGCAAGAAGTGCTGCTAAGATGAAACCTGGAAATCTAGGATTTTTAAATGCTCCTGATATATTCAGATTGACTTATATGAAAGGAATGAGAGAACATCCTTTCCTTAATAGATTTAAAGTATGTGCTCTGAGAAATATGAATGTAAATTATACAGCCAGTGGAACATATGCAACATATGATGATGGTGCTCCAGTACACATGAACTTAGGTCTTCAATTCATGGAAATGAATCCAATCTACGCTGAAGATTATGATACAATTCCTATAGATAAAGGAGTAGGATTCTAATGTCTAGACACTATTTCCAAAAAGTACCAGATTTTAGGTACAAAAATCCAGAGTCTCTAAAATACGATAGAGACAACTATATTACTGTCAAAAATATATTCTTAAGGGCAAAATTAAGAGATGATGTACTTAATAGTATATCTTTCTTAAACAAATATACAATTAAAGAAGGTGAAAGACCAGAAGATGTTGCAGAAAAATTATATGGAGATAAAGAATATGATTGGATTATTTTTACAACAAATAATATGACAAATGTGAGAACTGATTGGCCAATGACTGGTAAACAATTGTATGATTACTGTTATAATAAGTATGGTGGAGACTTAAATGCAACTCAATACTATGAAACTAAAGAAGTTAGAGATTCTCAAAATAGATTAGTTATGCCAGCAGGTAAAATAGTAGATAGAGATTTTACTATACCTGATCCAGATAACCCTAATATTAGACTAGGTGTAGGTATACCTCTTGATGACCCATTTCTAATAGGAATCAGCAATTATCTAGTAGAAACTAGAGAAAATGAGAAGAAAAGAAATATAAAAATTATGAAACCAGAGTATCTTACTCAATTCATGACAGATCTAACTGAAATATTTACTTACGATAAATCATCACAATACGAATCTCGTACAGTTAAGAAAGCATCTACTTAAGTTTAGGTCCACTAGCCCATCCAACTAACACATATCTTTGACCTTTAGTGATAGGGAATGCTTTGTGTGGGCATCTAGCATCAAAAACAACAGAAGCACCCTTACTCTTAGGTATAGTACACTCTCTGTTAAAATAATCTATAAGAATTAAATCTCCTCCTTCATAATCTTCTGGATCAGAAAGTTGCACACTTATACTCAATTTTCTCCATACATCTTTGTTTGGTGCAAGACCATAATCACAATGCCAAGCAAATGAACCACCAACACCATATCTAAGAATTTGAAACTCAAATGTACTGATGTCCATTTGATAATTCTTTTTATTAACATAATTAAACATATTAATTCCCACCTGATGTGGGAAACTGTTCCTTACTGGAACATGAATATCTGATTTTCTATACTCATTATCTTCAAAATCTTGATTACACTCCCACCATTCATCATCTGGAATATTTTTAATATACTCCAATAAACCTTTAACACCATCATCATTAAGAGAAACGATATAATAAGGTTCTTCACGGGAATAATTATACCCATCATGTTGAGCATTATGCTCTTCAAATTTTTTCATTAAATCAATGCTTCTAATTCAGATATAGTAGTAGCGTTATTAATAGTTGTATATGGTACTGAGGGATTTGATTTAAGAGATGCAGATTCTCCCTTCATATCTGCTATTGCTTGTATATCTGTATTTTCTTTATTAATAGCAAGATACTTTGCTTCTAATGTCTCAGTTGTAAGTGCCTTTGCTTTAGTAAGATCTGCAGTAACAGTATTACTTCCATGATTGTATGTCCATGCAGATCTAAATTCCTTAGATGGAAGATCAGCAGGATCAATCACAGAATAATCTGAGGTTGGTACATCTTTTGCGATGACAGCAGCATCAGATAGAGTACAATCCATTGTGGGGATTACTACTCTACAGTTACCGTTAGCATCGGCATATGCGATAACTTTATTGCGTGACATTATGATACGACAGCTGCAACGATATTTGTAGCATCTGCAAACTTCTTCTTAAGTTTAGTTTCTGCATCAGAAGCACTGGTAGCATAGATCTCTACACTTTTATCAGAGTTATTCTGTTTATAAGAAACGATATAATGAGTTGCTGAAAAAGCCATTATCTCAAAATTAAATAGGTTCTGATTTATTTATCTACAATAAAATCACCAATTACCATATGGTCAATATCCAAATGGGTAAATGCCCGAACAGCATCATAAGGTGAATCTATTATAGGTTCTCCATTATCATTAAATGATGTATTGAGTATAACAGGAGGATCTAATCTAGTCAAGAGGTCATGAACTCTAGGATTCTGATCCTTATTAACTGTTTGTATCCTACAAGTCCCATCTTCATGAGTAATCGCAGGTATCTTATCTGTTGTAGAATGTTGAGAGTATAGCATATATGGACTAATATATGCTTCTGAGAAGTATTCACCTACACGATCCTCTAATATTGCACCAGCAAAAGGTCTCCAATGATCTCTATGCTTTACTCTCTTGTTTAAAATATCCTTATTCTCAGCTCTGGTAGGACTCATAAAAATAGATCTAGATCCCAATGCTCTTGGACCTGCCTCTGATCTACCTTGGAACCAAGCAACTATCTTATTATCTTTAATTAGATCTGCTATAACATCCATATCATAGTCTCTATAAGAAAGATCAAACATATCAAGATACTGTTTGATTTCATCATTATGAAAATATCTACCTAAAAGAGCAAGATTATCTGGTAAAGATATATCTTCACCATTTTCATAACATCCCCATATAGCAGCACCAAAGTGTACACCAGAATCATCTGTGAATGGTGGTATATGAATATCTTCAAAGATACCACTCTCTTTAATAAGGGTATTACCTAAAACATTAAGAAAAACTCCACCAGCAAAGCAAGTATTCTTATCTAAATGTCCTTTCCTTAATGATTTAAGAAGGTCTAAAATTCCATCCTCAAAAGTTCTTTGAAGATAATATGCAGCATCCTCAGGTGACATCATATTACATATATTCTCATGATAATAATCTGATTTCTCAGCAAATGCAGAAAAATTAATATAAGGAATAGAATGTTCAGTTACTTCATATCCTTTAGGATGATCACCTGGTGTACCATATGCAGACAATCCCATTATCTTACCATTAGAGGCAGTGATACCTT